CCATTCTTTAGAGTAGTATTTTCCTACCAAAGGATCTGCTTGGAGAGCCGTTTGAATTCTGGTGTTTAGGATCTCATTTTCCTTGAGCTCGGCAAAGTAGTTGTCATGAGAGTAGATTATCCTAATCTTCTCTTTGATCGACTCCCAATCCTCATCTGAGATGATTCCCTTAGCAACCAGCTGCACGCGCAACGGATCCAACAAGGTTCCATTGAACCTGGATCTGATCTTGCCGATAAATTTGTTGAACTTGATCTCATCTCGAGATACCGTATCGCTCTTTCCGATGCTGAAGCCCGTGTCCGGCTTAGTCCTGGAGATGGGAACGTTCAACGAGTGGTACAATTTGTTGAGGAAATAATCCAAATCATCCAATTGACCCAATCCCTGCCCACCCGGGAGGGTTGTAATTTCTGTACCCTTGCCGCCATCTCGTCTGGGCATCCAAAAGTCTTCCATCATCGAGAGGTGGCGCTTTGAATCAACCACGTCTCCAGTAATAGCATCATATGATAGTTTGTTCTTAAACTTGTTCATCATGGTGCTGACATACTGCTCTGCCTTACCTTTAGGCAGGTTACCAACGTCGATGTAAAAAACTCTGCGCTCTGGCGCGCGGGTGTATCTATAAATAACAACCGACTCTTCTAGCATTTTGAGTTGGTTTGCGGGTTTGATTGCTTTATGGAGGTGACCCAAGATCATCCCGTTAGCAGAATCTACAATGCCAGAGTGACAATACACAATGGAATCTTTGCCCAGTTTGACGCCGCTGGTTCTACCATCAACAATTCCCTTGTCGTTGTAGAGGTAGTATTCGTCGATGCTTTTGACGACCTCTACTCCACCGGGCGCCATCTCTTTTTTGATGTTCTTGATCTTCTTGATTTTGCGAGGATCGATGTATCGCAGTTCCTGGATCCCATCCTTGATCTTGCTCTCATCTAAGATGATCTGGTAAAAGATCTTGCCGTCGATATACCAATTCTTGAAGATTTCATACCCAACGGTATTGAAATCATATTTGTTGAGGACTTCGTTGAAGGCATCGTTAATCTTCTTCTTGAGACCTTCCGACACCTTCAACTCATCCAAATTTAACGTTACTGGAGACTCGTCTCCATCCATTACAATTGCTTCGTTAACGATGTCTTCAATTGCCTCAGCAACTTCAGGAAATCTAGATAGCTCTCTATACCTACGAATGAGGTCAATTTCATTTTTGATCAGTCCGTCTGGATCTACTGCTAGAATGTAGGATTCCCCGGATACTCCTCCAACGTTGGAGGAGACGACTATAGATCCGTCGTCAGTGGATGGCGAGACAACCGACTTGGTTGAGTCTTCCTCTTTCTCTTTCTTCTTACCTATCGTGAATCCGAAAATGCTAGTGGCCATATTATACGTGAGTTGAATTCAAAGAAATTGGGGGCGAACCCCCAATTTTGCGGGGACTAGATCAGAATACCAGCACGCCTTCGGACGTTGGGCTACGCCAGAAGTTGTATTGGAATGTCACCGGGAAGGTTTCGATTTGGTTGTTTGTTTCCCAATCCAATTGAATTTGTCCAATGTTCAATGGCCATGCATCAAAAAACACGTACTCTTTGACTACGTTGTCATTTCGATCCAGCTGAAGAACAGACATGTCCACTTGGTACATCCCTGGATTGATAGCACCGTTTGTGCTCTCGGCGTTTTGGATTGTGTCAACCCAAGCCTCTAGAGCGTTTCGCACGATGAAGTCGTTATCGTTGTAGATTTCGATTGTCCATGGCTCAAATTCTCTTTCCCCAGCAAAGTGCACAGGGCGGCCTCGATACGAGACGGGGATGTCGCTAACGTTTGATGCAGGAAGCGACGCGCTCTTTGCCAAGAACTGTAGCTTTTGTCCGGCGATCGAACCGTTAGGGATAATGCTTGGCAGCGTAATCATGCACTGGAACTGGTTTGCACGAGCTCCGCCGCTGATCATTTGTGCTTTGAAGGCTGAAATATCGGTCATTATTTAGATCTTTCTAAGTGTTTAGGTTATTTATGCGGTAAAAGATGGGGAAGATCCCCATCAATTTACCCAGCAATTTCTGTAAAGTCCGCACCAGAACGAGTTGCGATGAAGTTCAATGTAATGAAATTGATTGACCTTGCAGGCTTCAAGTAAATGTCGGCAACAAAACGATTGTTGTCGATGACTTCGCCTGTGTTGTTGGTCTCGTCGCAAACAACCTTGAAATCATAAAGACCGCGGCGTCCCTTGACATCACGCAAGTATGGCTCAACCATATTGCGGAACTGAGCACGTGTGAATCCGTCGTTGAATTCGAACAGTTGATATTTTGCTGCTGTAGCAATTGCCTTTTCCAACACGATGAACAAACGACGAACGTTGATTCGGTCGAATGCGCTTGGCTTGGAGAGCAACGTCTTGTCGCCGTAAAGAACCACACCTTGTCCTGGGAATGCCACGACTGCGTTTACTCCATTCTTGTAGAGATTGTCTCTGTCGGTTTTGCGCGGGCTATATGCCAACTTAACAACGTTCTTGATTTGTCCGCGGTTGAGACCGGCTGGAGACCACCACGGATCGTTTGTTTCGTCGGTTCTAGCGCACAGACCAGCAACGTCGCCGTTCAACGGAACCCAACGGTAGGCGTCGTTATAACGGTCGTATTGATACTTGTATCCGGTATCCAAAACTGCGTAGGAGCTGGAAGGCAACTCATTACGGAACGCAATGATATCTTCAGCTTGGTCGCTTGTCGTTCCGGCGATAACTTCTCCATCCTTGTTAGGAGAGACGAATGCCAGGCAGTCCTTGCGAACCTCTGCGACGTTTTGAATAACGTAGTTTGCTACGGTTGCGCTTGCTTTACCCACAGCGATCAAGTTAACGTCCCACTGTTCATCATTACCAAACAGTGCAAATGCCGTCATCTTTTGACCGTCAGTTGATGCAAAGTCGTCGATACCACCGGAGAGAACTCGGGTGATTGGCGATGCGCCGATCGAAGCGTATGCCTGAGAGTCGGCTGCTGTACCCCAGTTGGTACCTGTCGATGGGTGATCCATCCACCAGATGTACTTGGAGTTTGCGTTGATTACGTTCTTGTAGTAGGAAGTGCTTCCATCCGCCTTCTTAGCGTCGGATGCTTTTGACACAAAGCCAAATGCCTCGAGCACAGAACCCGCAACTCCTGACCACTTTCCGCTATTGTCAACAACAACCAAGTGCAACTCATCGTTCGATGCGCCGTTGGAAACTGCCCAATCGGACGATCCAGGAGCGCCTTCAAATTGGTCTTTGTATGCCCATGTAGCGTAGGTCGTTGAGTCTGCGATAGAGACCGTCAAGCTATTTCCAAGAGATCCTGGGTACTTGGCAGCAAATTCACCAACAACACCCTCACCCGCGTCATAGTTTGCTTCGTAGTTGTCGAGGTTCAGAATCTTCACGCCGCCGTCAACCACAGTAGCAGTAATTGCTGCGCTTGTGCCTGGGCTTACGTTTGTGTCTGTGATCGTTACCAACGGAGGAGAAACTGCGGAATATCCGGTTCCTGGGTTGGTCAAAGTGACCGACTCAATAACACCCGTTTGCATTGTTACGGTAATGGTTGCTGCTGTACCATCCCCCACCACAGTTGCTGTAGGTGCTGTCGTGTAACCTTTACCCGGGTTTGTCAGCGTCAATGTTGCAACCGCGCCTACAGCGACTGTTGCCGTTGCCGTTGCCGTCACGCCCCAAGGTTCTGTTGGTGCGCTAAAAACGACCGTTGCCGAGGTGTATCCCGTACCACCTTCATCAACTGCGATAGAACCGACCTTGTTGGTCAATCGTACCGTTGCAGTTGCTTGGATTCCGCCGACTGTATCCGGCGCATCAATTGCTGCTGTGGTTGTTCCGGCGTGATATCCAGAACCGCCAGAACCGAGCGTCAATGCAGAGACAGTTCCCGTCAACGTTGACACAGCGTTTCTTTGATTTGTGGTCTCAGGACGAACAACCAACAAATTGCTGGAATAAGCCAAGAAGTTTGCTGCGGTGAACCAGCTTGCTGCATTGAGAGAATTTGGGCGCGAAAAACGCTGAACTAGAGTGTTTTCTGAGTCAATAGTGGTTACATCCATGACTGGGCCCCAAGCTGCGTCGACAATCGTCGCGCCGACCGATACGGCAACCGCTGGAACCACATTAGTCAGATCTTTTTCTACGACTACGACTGATGGGGAGAGTTGAATTGGCATTGTATTTTACCTTTAAAGTTTACGAGTATCAAAATTTGCTGAGGTTCAGCGCTGAAAGTGTTCAAACGGATACCTAATGATATTTATGCTATTAGAAAGTTTGCCGTGTGTCCTTTTTTAGAAGTGAAGAATTTCTTCTACCACCTCTGTTCCGTCTGAAAAGAAGCCAATTGGTATCATTTCATCTTCTGCTTTTTGCTGTTTTAGCTGCAAGATCCGTGCTTTTGCCGAATCGCTAGTCAGATTTTCCATTGCTTCCTGGGTTGTGAGGTAAGCAAAGAGGACCATACACATGACAAGGTCATCATTTCCGTTTTCCGCAGCATACGAAGGACCCTTGACTGTGAAGTTTGAGAGCTCATAGAGGATGTCGTAATCGCGAACCAAAAGCTGATCCGTCTCGACCAACACCTTCAACGCGGAGCAACCCATGGATTTTGTGCGTTTGGTTGTCTTCAGACCCGGAGTTCTTCCGCCAAAGGAGGAAATAACACCATCTGTAGACATGATCGTTTCCTCATACTCCAGATCATAGTGCAGTGCCATAGCAACTGCTTCTCCCATGTCATTGGTCTCAACAAGAACGGCAGCCTTGTTGTATTTTTGCGCCATGCTGTGGATCAATCCCGGGAAGATCATTGGACTCACTGTGTTGTCTGCATATATAGCAACCGGCTTATATGGTAGACTGCTGACGTCGATCACCACAAACGCAGAATAATCGTTGCCCGTTCCTCTTCCTGTATCTACCGATATCACGTAGGAATGTCCGGGTTCCGGGTGATCGTAGAATCGCGTGGTGGATGTAGTCGCCAAAGGTCTTTCTACAACGATGCTCTTGAGCTTAGTTCCTGAGATGAGCGTATTGGATCCACCCAGGAATTCGCATTCCATCTCCTGCGAGAACTTGACTTCGCCAAGAGCGGAAAGCATCTTGACCCTCCATGCCTCATCTCGAGTAGGAATATCGCTCCAGATTGCTCGGATAAGTTTGAATCCATTGGTGCCAGCCTTTGCCTCCATGACCTTCTTGTAAAAGTGGTTCATGCCGTTTGGTGTTGAGACGATGGCGATCTTAGAGCTCGCTCCAGATGAAATCGTAGGATACACAGACGTGAAGAACTCATCTGCAATTGTATTTTGAACGAACGCAAACTCATCCAGGAATAGGAAGTTGATAACGTATCCGCGGGCCGCGCTGGAAGTTGTCGATGAGGCGATGATTCTGGAGTTGTTCTCTAGAAGGAAGCTTCCTTTGTTCCATTCCGCAACACCATGTTGCACCCAAGACGGAAGAAGTTCATATGCGAACTGGATCCTGCTTAAGATTTCTCGAGCAGTTGCTGCCTTGTTTGCCAGAATAGCACACGTCTTATGATCATGGAAAATGATGTACCAACAGAAGAATGCTGCCACAACGGTGGTCTTGCCCATCTGACGGGCAACCACTGCAATTGTGGAGCTCTCATCTTTAAGGGACTTGACGATTTCTTTCTGGAAATCCCATAGCTTGATCAGCTGAACACCGTGGTCCACGGTTACAATTTGGAAATACTTCTCGATGAAGTACAGCGGGTCTTCTTTACATTTCACCCATTCCTTGATCTGCCACTCTTCCCATTGGATAGCTACACCAACGCCCTTGAGTCTGGGGTTTCCGTTGTATGATTTTATCATGGGCCGACTATCTCATTTGCTGGAATATTTGTCCACTCATCCAACGTGACATTTCCCGTAGAGAGATCGCCATCGGAATTGTGTTGCATTCCCTGTTCTGGAAGATGTGTTTCGGTATGGAGGATTACTCCGTTTCCGTGCACTTGTCCAAAGAGCGTAACCTTAGCAATGAAATTGAATGTGTGGGTGACCAAACGCCGAGTATTGAAATCTCCTTCGTAGTCATCTTGCACCGTAACACCCTGCAGTCCGATTGGGACGTCAACTTTCACATGCATGGATGGAATGGCATCCACCGTCAAAGTGTATTCTGGAACAAACAGAGGGAGAATCTGCTCCAGGATAGCCAGGCTGTCCTCAGTTCCTTTTGTGAGGAGGTAGAGGCTGATATCCAAATTATAGGGAACTGGGGTGTAGGTGAACTTCAACCCATCCGTGTTTTTGCACTGGATTTTGTTATTCCTGTTGGTCATTCGCTGAGCATCATATTGATACCCGTTGATCTCAAATGCCAAACGTGGTAGGGTGATGTAGACGTTTCCTGTTAGCTCGGGATCCTCATCTATTCTCCGAATAAATTTCTCTTTTGGACCGTACGCAATAGGAACCTTCACTACCTCTATTTCCGCTCCAGATGTATCTCGACGAATCACCTGCAGGTTTGAAAACAAAGCACCAAAGCCTATAATCGTCTTCTTAGTAATTTCGGAATAATGTGCAACTTCAAACATGATTTATAGATTTCCGAATGGGTTATTCTCGTTAAAGAAAAACTCATCTTTCTTCGATTTGAATTTCTTATTATCTCCGTAGGATTGCGGAATATCTGTATTTACAGAACCGATATATCCGGTTCCAGATCCTAGATAACCACCAGATCCCATATATCCGGCAGAGCCGAGATAACCAGCAGAACCGTCATACCCACGTAGGCTCAGTGCATTAAATGCGTCAATTGCTGCAACTCCAGTTTCCATAGTTTCGCTGGCATATCTAAACAATTCAACAGTTAATCTAAAGACATATAATTGTCCTAGCTGATAGAATGGATTTTGATGTTGGACAAACATAATCTCAAATAATCCGCCGCTGAGAGGAAAATATAACAAATCTCCTTCCGCGGGGCGTTGTGGGAGAATAGATTCTCCAAATCTCCCAACTGCTGCTTCCCATGAGCGTCTTGCCACAGATAATGTGGCTTGCTGCTCCATGGTTAATCCGAATTTGGATATAAATGCCCCTTGCCCCTCAAAACCATTGGTGGTCTCCATATACATCGGGATTGGGTATGCATTTTTGAATTTACTCAGACGATCTTCCCCAAGAATCTCATCCTTTGCGACAAACGTTCTGGGTATATAATAAAAATCCGCACTGTGAATCTCCAGAGCCTCTGTTATTAGAGATTCATAGAGAATATTCTCGTTATTATAAACCTCGTTGAATAATCTTAATCCGGACATAATTATCCCATAAACCAATTAAGGGGAGCCAGATTAACCATTATTTCTTGTTCAATCTTGGAAATATCTTCTTGAGCATTATTATACATTGTGACAGAATCTACTGTAACTCCTCCAGGAAGTTGGACATTCTGATACTTTGAGAGATTCTGCGCCCACTGGAATTTAGTTAATGCGATTGCATATTCTTTAAACAGTCGGTCGTTCCACATTTTCGGAGACGTTGCTGGATCTAGAGCCGCATATGCCTCCACAACAATCCATGAATCCAATGGAACTTTTGTTATCCAGTTTAAGTGGAGATGCAATTTCCCATTTAGACGATTAAATTCAAATTGTCTCTCGGCATTGAGTCTATTCTGCAGAAGAGCAATATGCTCCATTACCTGCTCATAATATATTACAGAAGTGGACGTCAAATCTCGCATATCATTCATGCGAAGTTGATATTCCAAATCGAATATGTTTGGTTGCCCGTTGGTTGAATTACTTGGCGTAAACACATGATTAATCGACCAAATATGATCTGGAATAGTAATATATCTATTGTCTATATCTTCCTGTGTGACTTTGTGTTTGAGATACTCTCGCTCCAAACCATCCCAATAGTAATCCTTGAAAAAAGAAATAGCCTCACTAATTCTATCGTCAAGCTGTTCCCCGCTGACATTGACCGTGAGTAAAGGCGCCCCAAGTGCTCTCAGGACATATTCCTTAAATTCGGTTTCGTTAGTTACTGCCATGCAATTACCTTATTTCTTTTATTCTCTGGAGATCCATTTTTGATTTTCTTCGTTCCAACCATATAACTTTCCGTCATTTGGTTTTGGGATTGGAGGAACCCAAAGGCAAGATTCTTCATCCAGCGTCCATGATGGATATTTTTTAGGCGGAATGAACGCATCTCTGATTGGATCATATGTAAATCCCTCACCGGCGTAGTTCTTTCTTAAAGGTGTTCCATTTGGATGTTTTCCGCCGAATGTATTGTATGACGTCTGGATCCAGAGGGAAGGATCTCCAAGAGCCCCAGAATCTATATAGTCCTGTTCTACAACTAAGACATTAACAACTTTTCCGTTTTCTACTTTAGCAAAGTGTGACATGGTAGAGTATTATCCAGTAAGAGTGGCGGTGGTGAAGAACTTGTGGTAAGTGTAACCGCCGGATTCTACAGTAGTAAATCCTGTTGTTGTTCTTCGGGTACCAGCATACCGGACAATCAGCGCACCGCCGCCGCCATTGGTTTTTGCCGCGCCGCCTTCGGCAGCATGATCCCAACGCGACCCGCCGCCTCCGCCTCCAGTACCACCCGTTCCTGGTGTGGGGTCGACGTTATACGACCCACCAGAACCACCTACTCCGGGGGTTCCGCTTTGACCACCCAAATCTCCGGAATTCTGAGCCGCACCGCCGCCGCCGGCAACAAAGTTCCCAACTGCGCCGCCCCACGGCCCATATCCCCAGCCACCAACACCGCCGTTGGTGGCGTTGCCGGCAGTTCCACCTGCGCCATAGCCACCGCCCCCGCCGCCCGCGCCAGATCCGCCCGATCCGCCAGCGTTTCCGGCAGAACCCGTACCGCCAGAATTTGTCCCGCGGCCTCCGCCACCGCCGGATCCTCCGGCCCCGCCTGCTTCCCCTAGACCGCCATTAACATAGCCGTTTCCGCCTCCACCTCCACCCAAAAAAACTTCAACTCCACCAAATACAGTATTCCACCCGCTACCACCATCGCCGGTGCCGCCTCCGCCAATTGTTATGGACCAAGTTGCATCTATAGAAAGATTTATGCCAGTGGAATAATAAACACCTTGTCCGGCCCCTCCGCCGCCACCCATATCCCAACCACCAGCGCCGCCGCCGCCGCAAGCAAATACCTCTACTGGATAGGTATTGCTTTGGTTACGGAACTGTGAGAAGGAGATTGAGTCTGTTGAATTCAATCTTCTTGCGAGTTTTCTCGTTTTAGTGTTGGAGGCGTTGGCTACATTTCCGCCGCCCAAAGATATAGCACCCGTGAGCCCAAGTTCTGTTCTAATTGCGGATGCTGAGATTGTGCCCGACCCCAATGCCATTATTCTCTCCTCTTAAGAAGATCCAATTCAACCTTAAGTTCCTTGATGGATTCAACGATTAGTGGGATCAACTTAGCATAGTTGACTGTCAAGTATTTATTATCTACGGGAGCAGGAACAACAACTTCTGGAAGAATCTTCTGCACGTCCTGCGCGGAAAGACCAACTTCGCGGAATTTAGTGTATCCCAATGCCACAGCGGTGTCGTTTGCTTCATAATAGAAGCCCTGCAAGGATGCAATTTTATCTAGCGCATTCTCGAGATTTCCCAAGCGAGTCTTGAGACGATCGTCAGAATAGTATGCGGTGATATCTCCAACTGCTCGAATTTCTCCATTGGAGGTAATGATGCCGGATCCGCTGGTGCTAATGTTGGAGCTAGTTGTAATTGAGCCCGCACCGGAGATTCCTCCACTGTTGGTGATAGCACCCGTGAATGTTGATGATCCGGCGATAGACAATCCACCAGTTCCGCTTGTGCTGATAGTTCCCGTCGAACTGATTGTTCCACTGTTGGAAATACCGGTGCTACTTAAGGTTCCGATGAAAGTACTGGATCCAGCGATATAAAGTGTACCGCTTCCACTGGTGCTAATGTTGCCACTGGTGCTAATGTTGCCGTTTGATGTAATAGTTCCGGAAACTGTTATACCACCATTAGTGGTGATTCTTCCTGTGAAGGTGGAAGTTCCGGCAATAGAAAGGGTACCAGAGCCGGTAGTGCTTATACTGCCACTTGAGGTAACCGAGCCAACACCCGATAATCCAATTGGGTTTGCGAAACCACCGTTGCCGGTAATTAAACCGCCGACGTTTAGAACACTAAAGGAACTTGTGCCCCCTGCCGCAAGACCACCATCGGCCGCGATAGTGATATTGGGGTTATATTTTGGGGCTTGAGTGGACCCGCTAGAAACACCAACAATATACAAAGATGTCGCACTTGATGTTGTTGTAATGCTATTGCTTGGTCCCGCGGGTCCCGTAGACCCCGTAGAACCGGTCGGTCCTTGAATACCTTGAATACCCTGAGTTCCTGCGGTTCCTTGAATACCTTGAATACCCTGAGTTCCTGCGGTTCCTTGAATACCTTGAGATCCGGTGAACCCTCTCAACCCCTGAAATGTCAACCATGCCGTGGCGCTAGTGGCAGTGAAGTTATATTGAGATCCGGGAGCCAATGTAATTAATGTATTTGCTGCCTGTGCGTCAATCGTACACCCAGAACTTGGATAGATAGATAGATTATAAACTCCCTTATTGAGAACCACCACCGTACGGCCTTGGGTTGGAACGGGAAGAGTTACTGCCGAGGGGTTTCCTGATGTAGAGGTTATGACATTGTAATCTTTAGTTAACGCCCCAGAACCTTGAGTGCCGGAGGCTGTGCTAATGTTGGGATTGTTAGATGCTCTAATGCTTACGGGTGATATGTTTCCGAGATCGTCAATAATCTCGACGCCACCTACGGTATATGATGATGCCATTTTAATTCATTCCTTGTGACAATTCTAGTTTTCTGATTCTGGCATCCAACTCCTGAATCGCTGGGATTAAGAAACCAATAAGACCGGAATAGTTCACTGTTTTAACTCCCTCTGCGTTCGTTTCCACCAGGAAGGATAAGACGGTCTCTAATTCTTGAGCGATAACACCTGAAGACTTTTGGTGGTTGTCTTTCCATTCAAACTCAACTCCACGGAGTCTGTTGATGATGTTGGTTGCATTGTAAACGCTTGTGATGTTTTCTTTTGCGTTGGCATCGGACAGTGAGTTGAAGATTGTTGCTGCCAGGGTTCCGGTTGATGGAGTAAACTGCAACCTAGTTGATGATGCCTTCAACCCAGAAACCGCCCCGGAGGATGCTGTAGAATACGTTAGATAATGAGCAGATGCAGTTGCAGTATCATCTGTTAGATTGATGTCCGCGGCGTCAATGGTTGGATTTTTAGTTGCCTTGGCGTAACTATCAATTCTCCATCCGTTGAACGCACCGCCGGCACCGTTAGTCTTGGGGACAACAATACAACTATCTCCAGCGGCTACCGTGATATTGGCTCCTCCAGGAATAATAAGCGTTGTAGCGTGATGTGCGATTGTGAGAGCCTGCTCAAATCTTAGGAAGATGGGACCTCGGTAATTTGTGCCGAATGAGGTGATTCCTGTGTTTCCAGTGACTCGAATAAGTCTACTACTCTGCGATCCAATATCCGTTTGCGATGCTGCTACAATATCTACCTCTGTCGGCAGAGTGAAGTTTCCCAAAGGATGTCCTGAGAATGTTGGGCTTGAGGCAAAGACCAATGCTCCGGATCCGGTTTCATCTGTAATTGCGGCTGCAAGCTCTGCAGATGTTCCGGATAGAGTGTTTGTGGTTAAGCTGATAGATTTTGAGGTCAGAACCTGAGTATCCGATGTTCCTACAATGTCCCCGGATGGTGCTACTTTTGATGTGCTCCACCCAGTACCCGTAGATACTGGAAGTCCAGATCCCGGATATACCATGGAGCTAACGGAGAG